TTGACAGACGCAAAGTCACTCATGGAGTTTTTGAGAGAGCAAGAGGCAGAGAGTTTCAGATCATCTGTGACGTCACCTTCCATTCAGACTATCACTTTGAGAGGGCAAAGCGCCAGCGATTCTGATGCTTATTTCTTGGCCATTATCAAAGCCATGTCCGGTTCCAAATCAAGAAAGCTAATCAATGAGTTTAGGAGATCAAAAACCGCATATGATGCAATAATGATTCCAGAACCCAGAGAGCCAGTGGGATTGTTGGACACTATCGTGTTTGCAGATAATGCAGTTTCTTTGTACAACAAGTTTGTCAGACGTGATACGAAAATGATTATCCCAAACAATGTGGATGACATGAGGCAGTTGTGTATGGACATTTTGAGAAACAAGTTTACTGAAAGGATGGGCATAGTGACATCAGGAACCCTAGACATGAGTGAAGAGAGATCCAGACCCTATGCCTACACGAGATGGTATCAGGAATTGCTAAAATTATCTGAAGCCAGAGAGAGACACTTAGCAGAAACTGTATTGGCAGGCAAAGAGGACAATTCAACGCTTGTGGGAATTTCTACATCTAGGGGGCTCATTACCAGTAGGGACATGTTTGAGATCGGGGATAGCAGATTACCAATGAAGACAGTTTTAATTTCCACAAGCAATAAGAGCGGGTTTGTGAACACCATTAAGAATTGGATGTCAGCAAAGGTGTGCTTTTCCATGGACAGAGATACAATATCAAACTTTATAAAGGGCAGACTCACATTCGCTCATGATTACTATGTGGAAAAAAATGTATTTATGAGAAACCCTAAGCATCAGTATCTGAAAGTCACATGCAGATCATCACCCTCCACGCATTTCATAAGGACAAAACTTACCAATACCAATGGGAGATTGACAACATCATATGAACACACATTCATTTTCAGGGATAATATAAATAGAGCAACGCCTAAAGCTGAGATGTCACAATCAGGAAAGAATGATGTATGGTTAAACAATCTGTGTCATGGTATCAACTCAGTCACGCATGCCGAAGCAGGTAAGTGGTACAACATTGACTCGTCTTCCTCATCAAGTCTGAGATTCAGTGGTTACAGGCGAACAGTAAATGAAAAGGACAAATTTAGGTTTATTTTTATGACTCCCTCAACAAATCTCCATATGAGAACCAGCTCAGAATCCTTAACTGTAATGCTTGGGTTTAATGATTTTGAATTTCCTGTCACTTACCTAATGCCTAATGATGTCTCTTTCATGAAACCAAGGGTTCAACTGACAGATATGGATTTCAAAGCTGCTACAAAGTTCTATGTAAATTTGATGAAAGAAACTAGAAACTTTAACAAATTGTCGCTTGCAAGGAAACCAGTCATGAGACAAATAATTGATTACATTCTTGTTGAAACAACAGCTTCCACTGAAGATACAGCAATCGAAAGGTTTATGAAGTCGAAAGGCATGAAGGTTATAACAAGTGATCAGATGGATATTGTCAGAACTATGTTAGTGAATAATAGGGAAATTGGGGTGCACTTTAGCTCGCATAGGTTCACAACATCGCTATTGAATTTAGGCAAGAGAAGGGAAACAAATCACACATTCTTTTCGAGACGCATAACTGGTGAGAGAGTCAATTATGATTCAGAAGAGCTTTCTGGGGAGTCTGACAATGATGAAATGATAACCCTCGGCGCAATAGGAGAGGCTGTGGTAATCCCAGATGATCATGAGGACGAAATCATAACACCTGCCTATTTGACAAAGGGAGCTACTGAAACAACCAACTTTGAATCAGATGCGGATGACAGAGATTACGAGGTTATGAGAGAGAAAGATAAAGCAATGGAGGCTGATATAAGGAGATCCCAACCCTATTTTGATACGGAACTAGAGGTCGCAACAAGGGAAGAATTTGTAATGGAATCAGATTCAGACTCTGATATTGAAGTTGTTCAGACATTAAAGATAGATGATGATAATCCAGACAGAAATGAAGTCTCAACGCCAATACCTGAGGTTACACTAGGGGATTCCACTGGCAATGTCATTGACTTATCTGCAGCTGCTGCCTTGAACAACATCTTTGACTCCATGATGGGGGATATGACCTTTGATCAGATTTTTGAAATTGATGAGGATAGCAATTCTGTTATTGAATCAGGTGGGAGAAAGATACTTGACACCATAGATGATATGTTCAAGAAAACCATGGAGGATACATATGGGAAAATAATAGATGGAAAGGATTCTGCTCTTAAATCTATTGTGACAGGCCATACTGTTGATGGAAACTTGGAGACTGCTAGACCTATCATCAGATACTTGAAGGGATGGTTAGACACAGTCGGAAAGATGAAGGAATATGATTTCATAGAAGATTCTAGTTCAAATGTGTCAAAGATTACTAGTGTGTATCTGATGATGGAAAACATGGGCGTTCTGGACATGGTTTTCCCAATAAAAAACATGTTTGGAGTGAACCACTTAGACCTACCTATTGAGTTAAGTGCTTTGACTGTTATAAATGAAATGTATGCATGATTCAGAAACCCAGAGTTGTACTATTTGGTAGTGTCAAGTGATGTCTCAGACGAATCTGTTGTGATCTTCGGAATGTATTATGCCG